CTTTTCCCATACTAGTAGCAGAAAAAACTTTGTATTTTTCTTCTTTCATAGTTGTAGATAACACAAAATTATCCCTATGTTTTAACGGTTTAGGTAAACTTAAGTAAGTATTTTTTCCCATAATAACTGCATTTTTCTCATTACCAATAGTTAAATATTTAAAAAAATATGTATCTGTAAGAATTCTCCATGGTAAGCTATTGTTTATACCAATACCCATATTTTTACATGTTGCAACAACAATATTCATTTAGTAAATTATATTATAATAATTTATTATCTATTTATATATGTTTCCTATTTTTAAAGTACACCATGTCATAGATAATAAAATATCCAAAATATATGCATTTATAGGTAATGAAAAAATATCAGAAGAAGAAAGTTTTGCCACAATAAATAAAAGATTGAATATATTCACGTCAGACGAATTTAGTTATATTCAAAATAAGGGAATTATAATTCAATATATTAATAAACTTATTCATCCAGATGATACTATTTTACGAATAAAAGAAAAATTATTTTATGAAATTGATGAATTAGATATTTCTATCAATGAAATATATTTATTTCATTTAATAAATAAATTATTAAATATTGATAATATTTTAAACGAGTTTCAAAATAATTCATTACACGACCAAGATGTTATTAATAAATTAAAATTATTTTTAATGAATTTTATAAAGTCTCAGTTAGATATGAGTATTTTAGATGAAATGTTATATACATTTAATCCGTCTGAAAATACTATTTATGAAATATTGCAAGGTTTAAATATTGATTGGGAAAATCCTCTTTTATTAGCAAAATCATTAGGTAATTATATTAACACTAAAAATAATTATCCGTATATATCAAATCCTTTTCTCATTAAACAAGATGAATATTTATCAAGAGAAGGTCAAAATATAATATCAACCCAAAATAATAATTGCTTGTTTAAGTTTTTTCCTATATTGCAGAACAATATATATTTATGCACAGCTCAAAATGTATTGGAATATAGTCGGAAAAAATCTATCGATGATAACTACATATTGAAATTATATTTTCCCATTTTGTTTAAAAAAGATAATATTCAAAATTTAGACGACCTTTTATCTAAAAAAGGAAATTTAAAAGATAATGATAAGAGTAAATTAAAAAAATACTATAAATCCTATAATAAAAGAGTTGATTTATTATATGATATATATGGTACGACTGAAGGATTACTTGATAATAAAAAATCTGGAATAGAATTTATTCATTTTCAAATAAAATCCATACATAAAATTAAAATGCCATTGGAAATTTTGTTTAAAACTATGAATTCTACCGAAAATATCCCTCTTATCAAATATAATCCCGGAAAATCTCATGAAAACATATTTAGACTATATACAAATGGACATGTTTCAACAACTGGTGCTAAAATACCAGATTTATATGTTAAAAATAATTTAAGAAAAAAAAAGATAATAGATATTTCCAACATATTATCTAAAAATAAATCTGTAGGTTTTTTTATTTATTCAGTATTCCACGATCATAAGTATGAAATTTTATGTGAGATCCATGAAAATGGAAATGTAGATATTAAGTGTGAAATCTCCAATCTTTTATCAGTTGACAACATAAAACAATTAATTATTAATTCTGTTAATGATAATATACTTATTAATGTAAACAATTTCTTAAAACAAAAAGGGTATAATTATGTTACTTTTAAGGATTTTAAACAGTCAAATATTTTTATAAATAATATTCATTATAAATTTTCTGTTCCAAATTCCAAAAAAATTAATATTAAAAATATTATAGGATGTATAACACCATTATTTAATGTTAATTCGTCAATGAATAGCGATGGGATTATTAATTTAACGTATAAAAGAGTTTCCAGTTTTCATTTAATGAACAGTATTCTATCATTTATTACTATTCAAAAACAAAATGCAGAATCTTTTGAAAATATAATAAAATTACTAATGAATAATTTTGAGAAAGATATAAGTACAGAAATGAAAGCTCGAGAATACTTACAACAATGGAGCCAAGAAATTAAAATTAAAACTGAGACATATGGTAATAAAAATAGAATTATTGATAGTAATCCGGGATTTGAAACGATTATATTTAATGAAATATTTCCGGAGACCACATATTTATCTATGGTTATGCAAAATATTAATAATATAAATTATATTCAACTCTTAGAAATTTATTTTCATTCGATCACAGTTTTATTGAAAAAAATAGAATTAAATGAAGAATTATCTGAAAAAATTAAAAATTTATGTAACAAAACTTCCAAAAAAATAAAACATATTGAAGAACAAAAAGATGTAGATATTCAAGAAGAAATATCTAAAACTGACCCCATTATATTTGAGAGAGATGAAATAGACAGTATGGACGAACTATCAGATTATTCTGATAGAGATGACGATGATGAAATAGATTTTGGAGAGTTGATGGAAAAAGAAGAGAAAAACACAGAATTACCACAAGAAGATATAGTTTCCAGTCTAAAAATATCTGAAAAATTAAAATCAATTGATACAGATGATGATTTAGAAAGTGAAGAAGATGAAGAAGAATTAGATCTTACATTAGATGATCCTATATCAAAACTAATACTGGACGAAAAACAATATATTAGTCCGGTTGATACAAAAATTAAACGAACTTCCCCAGAAGAACTAGATCCTATAAGTGATGATGAAGATGATGAGGAAGATGATGAGGAAGATGATGATGAAGATGTTGAGGCAGAAGTTGATGCAGATGTTGACGCAGATGTTGAGGCAGATGAGGAGGAAGATGTTGAGGCAGATGAGGAGGAAGATGTAGTGGAAGATGAAGATGTATCTACGAAAATTAAACAAACGCCTATAGAAGAACCAGACCCTATAAGTTCTGATGATAGTCTTGAGAGTGAAGAGGAGGAAGATATGGATGAGGAGGGAGATGTGGGCGAGGAGGGAGATGTGGGCGAGGAGGAAGGCGAAGATGTATCTAAAAAAATTAAACAAACATCCCCAGAAGAACTAGATCCTATAAGTTTTGATAGTCTTGATAGTGAGGACGAAGATGTAGACGAAGATGTAGACGAAGACGAAGATGTAGACGAAGATGTAGACGAAGACGAAGATGTAGACGAAGATGTAGACGAAGATGTATATGGATCTACAAAAAATAAACAAACGCCCTCAGAAGAACTAGATCCTATAAGTTCTGACGATAGTCTTGAGAGTGAGGAAGAAGAGGATATAGATTTTTTTCAAGGCGGTGGTGGAACCGATAGTGAAGAAGATAGTCAAGAAGATTTGGAAGAAGATGAATTAGATATTGATCTTTCAAATTATTCTTTATCAGGAGCCAAAAATATATTTATGCTTAAAAAAAGAGAAAAAGACCCAGAACTTTTTTTAAAAAAAGATATACCTGGATATCGCTCATATACACGATCATGTCCATTTCAATATAAAAAACAACCTGTATTACTTACAGATGAGGAAAAAACATACATTGATGAAAAAGATAAAGAGGCAGGTGTTAAATCTTACGACGAGTTTATTAGATATGGATCCGGAGAGAAAAAATATAATTATATATGTCCAAGATTTTGGTGTGTCCGTGATGATAAAGGCAAAGGTAGAAGTTTATCTTTAAAACAAATTAATGACGGTGAATGTGGTGGGTGGAAAGCATTAATTCCTGAAGGTGCAAAGAAAATTCCAAAGGGGAAAAGAATTGTTGAATTTACAGATGAACGTTTTCATAGAGAAAAAGATAAGAATACTAAACCGGGTGATCCTGCTAGAAAACTTATATATCGACCTATGTATCCCGGATTTACTGATAAAAATAAACATCCAGATGGTCTTTGTGTTCCATGTTGTTTTCAACATCCAGGAACAGATATATATGAAAAACTAGATGATGGGACTTACAGAGACAAAGTTACGGGAGAAATAACAAAAAAATCACCTAAAATTCCATATATGTATAAACCAAATCCAAAACCCACATTTAAAACAGATAAAAATGGTAATATTGATTTAGAAAGCATTAAAGGTGTACAACAGGATAGACCATTTTTGGCAAAAGAAAGAAAAGAAATGTTGGATATTTGTAATGAAAATATTATTATAAACGACGGAAAAGAAGAAACTTCAAAACCGGCAAAATCAAAAACCAGAGAAAAAATAGTAAAAATAGAAGATACACCCACAATGCAATTTCCTCTCAAAACTGGACAATTAGGTTATATGACTCCTGCTTTACAGAACTTTTTAGGGTTTGATAGCGAAGATCAATGTTACACATCTAAAGGAAGCAGTGTTAACAAAAAATTAAAATTAAATTCACCCTGTATTGTAAGATTAGGTATTGAAAAAAACAGAAAACAATCTTTTTTATGTCTGTTATCCAGTGTTTATAAATTTTATAAAAATCAAAAATTAGAAGAAATAAAATTAACTTCAAATATTGAAAGTTTAACCCTGTTCAAAGAACATTTTCTCCAAAATTTGACAATTGATAAATTTTTAATGGCTCAAAATGGTATTCTTCCTCAAGTTTTTAAATCTAGTGGTAATATTGCAATTTCAGAATCATATGAAAGTTATTTTTTATCCAAAATTACAAAAAATTCAAAATTAAGGAAAAAATTAATATCTTCTTATGAAAATTTTATAAATTATTTTAAATCAACCGACGTTTTCATTGATTTTACTTATTTATGGGATTTAGTATGTAGACCTAAAAAGGACGGAGGAGTATTATTTCAACATGGAATTAATCTTTTAATATTTAAAAGCCCTAATAATGACACAACAAGTAAAATAGAATTAATATGTCCTTCTAATTATAATTCTAATGATTTTTTTGATATTAATAAACATACATTAATGATTTATTCTGAAAATAATTTCTACGAACCTCTTTGTAAATTAACTCGTAAAAATAATAGAAAGTTATTTATAGTTAAAAAGTTTTTCTCAAAGCAATCATTTAAATCACTTAAAAAATCTTCCATTTATAAAGTTATAAAAAATATAAAACACTCATTAGTTGAGTTTTGTTCTCTTAAAAATAGCGTCAGATCATATAAATATTTTATAAATATCTCTCCAATCGAAATAATTAATATATTAATACCCTTTAAATACAAAGTTGTTTCTCAAATAATAAATAATAATTTTCAAGTCATTGGTTTAAATATTAATAATAAAAGTGATAATTTTTACTTACCATGCAGACCATCCGGTGTCATATCTGATATAGAATTTGTTTTTGTAAATGAAAATATATCGTACCAAAGTTATCATAAAACATTTGAATTTTTACAAAAGGTATATGAAATATCAGAAAATAGAATTCAATCTAATCCTGTTAAAAAAATTGTTGACAACCAGCATATTGTAGGTATAATAACGTCAGCAAATCAATTTGTACCTGTTATACCGGAACGATTTGAAGAGGCTGATGAAGATATCGAAGTAGAACATACTTATAATATTGAAAATCAACTATTATTGGATGATAAAATTCTTAAAACAAATAAACAAGATACGGAGAGAAAATTAATTGTTAAAAAACTTACATTAGAAAATAGTTTTTATAATCTTTTCAGAAATACATTAAAACGATTATTAAATTATAAACAACATGCTACTAATAGAGATGAATTAAAGAAAATTATAAATAATCCCATATTAACATATGTTGAAAAAATGGATAAAATTAGAAAAATATTAAAAACAATTTTAAAAGATGTTATACTATTTCAAAAAATAAAATTAAACAACATATCTGATTATGACAATATGCAAACATGTATAGGTTTAGATGAAGATACTTGTATGAAAAGAGAAACAAAAAAACAATGTCTATGGCGAAAAGAAAATGGATTATGTCGTATAATTCTACCTAAAAAAAACTTATACAGTCGTGAAAAAAATAAATTATACTATTATGTAAAATTAAGCGACGAACTTATTCGGTTTTCTCAAATTAGGAAATATATTTTCACACCAAAATCATTTTTATCTTTTCACCATGTAAAATATAATATTAAAAATGATGAAATAATTTTACTTGACGAAATACTCGACAAATACTTTAATGATATAATTATAACATCAAATAATGAATATACAAATACAAAAGATATATATGAATTGGTTGACCCTTATAAATCTATAAAGTATTCGGAAAATGCTGAATTAACCAAGACCAATAGTGTTAATTTCTTAGCAAAAACGGCTACAAAGAAATCAAAAACGGCTACAAAGAAATCAAAAACGGCTACAAAGAAATCAAAAACGGCTACAAAGAAATCAAAAACGGCTACAAAGAAATCAAAAATGCCTAAAAAATTAGGAAAAAAAATTTTGTAATTGAAAAATAATATTATTTAATAAATATTATTTTTTTCATTCATTATTTTCAGATCAAATCTATTTAATTTCCAACAGGATCACTATTTATTTCTCTATCTATAACTGTATTTAATCTATCTATTATTTCTTGTGTATTTATAGTTGATATATTTGGTAATAATTGTTCTAATATCTCAGGATAATTATTAGGTTCAGGTGGAGGGGATCTACTTAATTCGTTTTGAGGAGAAAAAGGATTTTCTATCTCTGTTTCAAAATTAAATTCATCATTTTCTATACCCGATATGTCCACATTTTCAAAATTAAATTCATCATTTTCTATACCTGATATGTCCACATTTTCAAAATTATCTTGAACATTTATTATATTTTCTATTTGTTGTAATATATCTCTAGTTCTATTTCGAGTATTCATCAAATAACGTATATCACTTGGAGTATTCGTAGATTCAATAGTAACTTGTGCATTGACTAATGTTTCTTCGGTTGTAGTTATATTTTCTGGATTATTCGTATTAGTAATAATATTAGTTTGTGCTATAAAATTATTAATCCTTATTTGCGGTAGTTGATCTGAACCAGTAGCATCTGTATTGGCATCTGTATTGGCATCTGTATTGGCATCTGTATTGGCATCTGTATCGGCATCGGCATCTGTATCGGCATCGGCATCTGTATCGGCATCGGCATCTGTATTGGTGTCTGTTGTATCTGGAGGTGAATAATTTCTTACAATTTCGTTTGATGTAAGAGATGAGAGTGGTGGAAGAGGTGGAATTTGCGTAGAATTCCAAACATGTCTAATAGGCGGAGGAGGCGGAGGAGGCGGAGGATGCGGAGGAGGCGGAATAGAATATCGGTTTATAGTATTTTGTCTTCTACTTCTTAAATAATCTATGGGTGGTGGAGGTATAGTTTGATAAGTCTCTCTAATTCTCCTCATTTCCTCATCACGTTCATCCAATGGTACATATCTCACAACATCTATCCTACTAAATCCAAATGTTGGCTCCCTTTCTTTAAATTCCTTAAGTTTTTCCTTTAGTCTATTTTTACTTACATTTTTTATTAAAGGATTACATGAATATTCTGACTCTAAATATAAAAATAAATGGTTGTTAAAAACTTCTATTGCACGTTTTTTTACCGACCATACGCATAAACTAGCCATTGTATAATAATCAATTACTTTTCTATTATCATGAAGCATGTTTATGATTTGTTCATATTTTTCCAAATAACTACCCTCACGTATAAAATTTAAAATAGACAATTCTTTCAATTCCGGGTAATTTCGTATCTTGAACGTGTGAATATCTAGATGATAGCGTATAAAAGATGTTATCAAAGGAGGTATTATAAATCCAGTATATAATAATTTAAAAAAAATATTATACAAACTGGTCTTCGAAAATTCCAAATTTGTATAAGGATTTTTAACACATACTGGTCTGACAAATAATCCATCTGTATGTGTCAATGATAAAACCCATAGATTTACTATATCACTTATCCGAAATTTATATATAGTTTTTCCTTCTAATAATGATATAACATATTTTTCATTAAAATCATCCAATGATGTCAAAAACAAATCCTTATCTATTTCACTATTTATTGACTTTTTCCATAAATATATTTTTAAAAAACTATTCAACTTATTTTTTATTGATTTTGATTCAATATACATATTTTCAAATTTCAGCTGTAAAACATTGTCAAATCTACTTATAATATTTTTATATATAATTAGATCATTTGCATTTTCTTCAATATCAAATAAATCATCTATTTCATCAATGGAAATAGAATATTTATCTTTCATAGTAAAAAATATTTTTTGTAGCAACATATATAATTATTATATATAATATATTTTGCTTAGAACCCAATATCATAATCATCGGCAATGGTTCCACTATTTTGACCAGAAATTAATTCACCATTATCATTTATTTTGATATTATTTTTAGAACAATAATCATTTTCATCTTCCACCTTTAACATATCTTCAACATTTATCTTTTTATCAATCGTTTTTGTTTCCATTTTGTTAATTTCATTTATATCTAATAACACTTGAAATGCTCCTGTACCAAAATAACCATCCTGACCACACATAATATTTGATGATACACCAGTCATTAAATCCAATTCTGCATGTCTTGCTGCCCTCAAAAACATTTCAGGAGTTTCCTCAAAACTTGCCTTAGCAATAGGTCCAATATCATCATTATTAATTCCATGTCTGAATACACTCACCATTTTCTTTGTCGCACAAATTCTATCAGCAAGCATAATCAGATGATGATAATTGATATAAGTTGTATCGGAAAACGCCTCCTCCAGTTCTGTTAATATACATTTTCTAGCTGCTTCAATTCCTAAAGTTCTATAAACCTCCTGAATATCATTACTATATGTTCTTTTTGTATCTATATCATCTCTTGCTAAAATCTCCTTCAAATTTTTACCAACTGTATCTAATACCCATATATCAGTTGGTTCATAATTTCCATCTTTTTTAATTAGATAATTTGCTACCTTACGAATAACAATTTTAGGAATACCCTTTATACCTTTAAGAATTATATTATCCAAAATATTTTCTTGTAGATTTTTTAACATATAAATTTCATCACTTTGATCCAAATTTTTATTTTTACTTGTCATCATTGCTTTTGAATTAATTAACCTTATTCTAAAAATTAAATTATCAGCATTCAAATCACTAAACACACAGTTTATATTTTGTTTTAAAGAATTTTTAAGAGCAAAATGTATATCATCCATATTAATATTTCTATCCATCATTTCTTCTCTAGATAACTCTATCCTAATAACCCATTTTGACTGATTTTCATTATCTAACTCAACTCCGCAGTCTTCCATTACTTTTTTAAATTCATTATATTCCTCCAATAAAATTCTATCTTCGTCTATCGTTGTATTTTCTGGGTTTGGATCAAAACAAATACTAATCGTATTTGTAATATCTCTCAAACTTGTATATTCAAGAGAATATTTGAGTTCTTGCGCCTTTTCAATACTTGTTTGATCTTCCTCCTTCAAATAAATAGTAGTCGACGGTTGTTTAGGATTTTCCGACAAAGACAAAATTTCTTCAATTCTAGGAACTCCCCTAGTTACATTCGATTTACTTGCTACACCCGCAAAATGAAAGGTATTCAATGTTAATTGTGTGGTTGGTTCACCAATACTTTGAGCACCAATCATACCCACCATTTCTCCCGGATGAACGATTGCTTTATTATAATTCAATACCAATACCTCCATAAGATATACAAGTGATTTTCTATTAAATTTACGCAACATCAGTAATTCTTTTGGTGTTAAATAATAATACCAGGCCAACTTAAATAATTCATTTGGCTTTATTAATTCTGTTTGAGATAATGATTGAAATGTTTCATCTACCAATTCCATCACCTCCAATGGAGTTATATCAACCACAAAATCACCTTGAATGTATAATTGTTTTTCTATATTATTCATTATTCTATTAAAATGTACAGGAATATGCACAATAACCTCTTTCTCAAAATTAAATACATGTTTCACAACATCATCTTTTCGATTTATAAACATTTCAAGTTGTTGAACTAATTTTTTATTTAATGTCTTTTGTTGTTTTCTCATTCTTTTAGCAGCATCTTTAGTATACGTAGTATTAAATAGTGAATTACTTTTATCTAATGGAACTTGAAAATGACTATATATTTCCTCCAATGACATCACTGCAAGTGGAAATACTTGATTTTCTGTTTTAGTAGGATTAACATTGTCATCTCCGTATATAAATTGGATAATCTTATTTTTATTATTTCTAACCGTCATATCATATTCAACCTTAAGATCTTCCATACTTTTAATCAATCGACGTTGAATATATCCCGTTTGACTTGTTTTAACCGCCGTATCAATAAGACCCACACGACCACCCATAGCATGAAAATATACCTCTTCTGGAGTTAGACCTTGGATAAAGGAACTTTCAACAAACCCTCTTGCTTCTGGACTATCATCAAATTTAGTATAATGAGGTAATGTTCTATCCTCAAATCCCAATGGAATTCTCTTACCGTCTACATTTTGTTGTCCCAAACAAGAAATCATTTGAGCAATATTAATTGTACTCCCTTTTGAACCCGCATTCACCATTATAACAAATCGGTTGTCTATTGACAAACTTTTTCTCCCTATTTTTCCCGCATTACCAGATGCCTCATTCAAAAGAGCATTCACTCGAGTTTCAAATTCGGTTTCATTTGTTTTTCCAGTCGAATTTTCAAAAACACCTAAATGCAATTGATTAATTAAATTATGCACTTCCTTCTTTTTCTCATTTACAGTCGATATAATTTTTTGATTAGTTTGTTCATCCCCAATTAAATCACTAATTCCAACACTATAACTACTTATTTTCATATATTCCGTTATTACTGCTTGAAGATTATCAATAAAATCAGCAGATTCGTTATGAGTAAAATCGTTGAATATTGTCTGGATTAAACCCTTGGAACCACCGCCCAATACACTTTTATCCATAGAACCTCTTACATATTTACCATTAATTATCTCAATAATATTATTCGACGTCTTTTTATTTTCATTATCTTCATCATATAATTTATTTGAAAATCTAGTTGATATAGGTGGCAAAATTTGGCTTAAAATTTCAAAACTACTAATGTCATTTTCGTTATTTGTAAAAAGACTTTTATCTACATTATCATAATACATAAGCAAATTCATGGCTTGTCTAGGCGAAAAATTAATATTTTCACGTGTAAATCTATGACTTCCTAAAAGAGAATCTTGAAAAATTCCAACAATAGACTGATTATTTTGAGGAGAAATAATTTGTCTAGGAACTGCTGCTAGATACATTAATTCTGCCTGACTTTCTTCATCTTGTGGACCATGCATATTCATTTCATCGCCATCAAAATCAGCATTATATGGTTTAGTATCAGCAACATTTAAACGAAATGTTGATCCCTTTTTCATTACTTTAACAATATGACACATCATACTCATTCTGTGAAGAGTAGGTTGTCTATTGAAAAGTACAGGATCACCATCCAATAAGTGTCTATGTACCATATCTCCATCGTTCAATGTCAATGTATCCCTGTCAACATATTTTAAAGATATGGATTCCCCTGATTTTCGTTGCAATATATTTGCACCAGGGTAAATTTTAGGACCATTTAATACCAACTTCATGAGGAAATTGTGATTTCGTTTGTTCACACATGTTGGGAATGTAATATTCATAGCAATAGCCACCGGGACACCCAACTCAGCAATCTTCAAATTTGCATCCGGTGTAATAACTGAACGGGCCGAATAATCTACACGTTTTCCCATTAGATTACCCCTCACCCTTCCTGTTTTTCCTACTAAACGTTCTTTAATAGATTTTAACGCTCTCCCACTTCTTTGTGCAACAGCCGCAACACCCGGGATGCGATTATCGATCATAGTTGCTACATAATATTGAAGAACCGTAGTCCAATCTTCTATGACCTTTTCAGCATGATTTCCATCAATCTTCGATTGTAATGTTTTATTTGCTTTAATAATATTTACAATAATATGTGATATATCATCCTCACTTCTTTGTTGGGAATCATGTTTTACAGATGGTCTCACTGCTGGAGGCGGTACAGCCAATGCTTGGCAAATAAACCAATCCGGTCTCGACCAAATAGGACTATATCCCATAAATTTTACGTCTTCGTCACTAATTCTTCGAAAAATTTTTAAAACCATTTCAGGGGTCAGTTTCATAGTTAATTTATCTTTTACAGTTCCGTCTTCACTTTCAATTCCATCTGTATTTTCCCATTCAGCATAAATATTTGCTAATCCTTCTTTGTAAATTTTTCTTGGTTGTTTGCAACCACAGCCATCTACTATTTCTTCACCGCATCTTTTAATTTTGGATGCTTCGCGGAAAATATTATCCCACCGCGTTTTAGAATCCTCTTCTAACAAATACTTAAATTTCTCTTTACTAATTCTTAGTTTACTACATTTAAAACATATACATCTTAATACCTTGATAGTTGTTGTTAAATATTGAATATAAAATACAGGGCGTGCTAAATTAATATGTCCAAAATATCCTGGAGTAGTCATGTAATTTAATCCATCCGTTGGACAAATCAACCCCGGATCTAGTACCCCCATCCTAGGATCAAATAGACCATTGATAACTGGTTTATTATTAATATACGTATCCCTTGATGTTATTTCTGCTACAGAACTATTACGAATCTCTTCCGGAGATAAAACACTAAATTGTATTCCTATTATTTTTGACGGATTTATCATTTTTTGTGCCATACTTATATTGTGTTAATATTTATTTAGATTGTTTTTCAATTTAATAAAATCTTATAAAAAAAATATTATGTGGTTCATTTTTGGAAAATATTTATTAACTATAAATTGATTTAATAAAATATATAAATAAAAATGATATTATTCTTATATATGCCAAAAAATAAAGGTGATTCTCCTAAAAAGACAAATAAATCTGAAAAACAATCATCCGACGATGATTCATCTAGCGATTATGATCCACAAAAAGATGAAATTGAAGATATGGATACTTTAGAAATGCAAAAATTTATGCAAAAAATATTTCCTTCCAAAAGTGGTAAAGAACGGATAAGACAATTGGAAAAAATTGACAAATTAATGGATAAATCTAAGAAAACAGGTACTACTAAAACCGGTACTACTAAAACCGGTACTACTAAAACCGGCACTAAGAAAATCAGCACTAAGAAAACCGGTACTAAGAAAATTGGCACTAAGAAAATTGGCACTAAGAAAACTGTTAATAAAAAAATTAAACAAATATCACGTGAAGAAGATATGTCAGAAGGTGAATTAGAAGATATGTCAGAAGCTGATTTAGAAGATATGTCAGAAGATATGTCAGAAGGTGAATTAGAAGATATGTCAGAAGGTGAATTAGAAGAATTTATGAAACATAATATGAAATTTAATATTATATTTTCAGTGCCCCAAAGTAGGACTGGTGGATATGATGACGAATGGGAAGATGAAGAATATTCAATCAATGGAACAGAAGAAGACAGTGAAACAGATGACGACGGTGAAGGTTCAAATAGGAAAAAATCTCTTAAATCTAAAAATTATGATAAATCAATTGAAGATGTTACTGAAGAAGAATGGGAAAAAATGATGCATAAACAAGAAAAAGACATGAAAAAAGATGGCACATATAATACAAAATACGAAAGAGATCAAAAAGTATTAATTAAAATGAAAGGATGGGATGATTTTAAAATTGGAAAAATTCAAAAAGTACATAAACATTCAAAACGTACGCGTGTTAAATATGACATTCTTTTGAATAAAAAATATAAAGGGAAAAAACTTTATAAAACAATTCTTTCTAGAAATATCAAACCATATAAAAAAGATTATGAAAAAACCAGCAAAGATGATAATAATGATGAAAAAACACTTCTAAATGAATTAAAACAATTAATTGATGCCCAAAAAGAAGGAGACGGTAGTTTAAAAAAAAAATTCGATGAACTCTCTAAAGCAAAAGCAATGAAAGATGAAAAAATAAATAAGAAAAAACAAGAAAAATTAAAGGAGAAAAATTTCTTCCATCTTCGCAAACTTTTACGAGAAAAAAATGTAATGAATGATTTTAAATATTTTAAAAAAATGGATTTAGATAGTCAACAAAAAATTTTAACTAAACTTAAAGATGTTAACTCATATTCAAATGTGGAAAAACCTTATCGTATTTCTCTTATTGAATCTGATATTCCACTAGAATTTAAATCATATGCTATGAAAAAAATAAATACACTCGAATATATGGACCCTAGTTCGGGCGAATATTACAAAAATAAACAATGGGTCGATACGTTTATGAGAATTCCTTTTAATAAACACGAAAATCTTCCGATCTCAATGGCGGATGGTCCTGAAAAATGTCAAGAGTTTATTGAAAATGCCAAAAATATTCTAGATAAGGCTGTCTATGGATTAGAAGACGCAAAACTTCAAATTCTCCAAATGATTGGACAATGGATTTCAAACCCTGATGCTATAGGTACTGCTATTGCAATAAAGGGTCCACCTGGTACCGGTAAAACTTCTCTAATAAAAGAAGGTGTTAGTAAAATTCTGAACCGTCCTTTTGCATTTTTAGCATTAGGTGGTGCTACAGATAGTAGTTTTCTAGAAGGACATTCTTACACATATGAAGGAAGTCATTGGGGTAAAATTGTTGATATTCTTATTAAGTGTAAATGTATGAATCCGGTGTTTTATTTTGATGAATTAGATAAAATTAGTCAAACACCAAAGGGTGATGAAATTGTTGGAATTCTAACACATCTTACCGATACATCTCAAAATGATAAATTTCATGATAAATATTTTGCAAATATTGATTTTGATCTTAGGAAATCTATGTTTATATTTAGTTATAATGATGAAACTAAGATTAATCCTATTTTGAAAGATAGAATGTACGGTATCCAAACAGATGGATATAAAACAGAAGATAAATTTATTATTGCACGTGATTATTTAATTCCCAAGATTGAAGAAAATGTAAATTTTGAAAAAGGACAAATTATCTTCCCAGAAGAAACAATTAACCATATCAGTAATAGTCTTACTGATAACGAGAAAGGAGTTAGAAATCTAAAAAGATGTCTGGAAATTATTTATACCAAACTTAATCTATATAGACTTATGAAAAAAGGGTCAGTTCTCTTCAATGAAAAAGAAATTATTACTGTTGAATTTCCATTTACAGTTACAGTTGAAATTATAGGTAAACTTATTAAAAAAACAAAACAAGAAGGAGGAGAAGCACCAGTAGGTATGTATATTTAAAGAAACATTTATTAATTTTATTTACATTTGTCTAAAAATTAAAACATTAAATTACAAACTATCCAGTAAATCTCTACCTATTTTCTTTGCTTCGTTTTGTATTGTTTTATGCTTTCCCAATTTATGCTTCATTGCACCTTCGACCGTTATACCAGTAGTAAATTCATCCAATGTGTTTGCCAAAGTTTGGTTATGACCATTTTTAATATAATAATTTTTTAATTGAAAATTCTTATTTTTCTTATTCAACCGTTCATTTATTTCATCATGACGAGGATGCTTTTTCTTTGGACTATGTGCCAGAAAATGTTTATTAGCACCCTCGTCCCCATGCAAATCTATAACTAAATCAAATCCATATTTTAAAAATTGTTTTTTCACTGCCTGTGTTTCTTTGGCTTTAAAATCTAGCCAATCGCGATTCAAATTTATACCATTTGCATTCGTATACCAATGTCCCATCTCTTTACCATCTGGATTTATACATGGTAATATAAAAAATGTATATTTTTTATATAAACTTTTTCTCTCCACAAGTCGTTCCATAAATCCTTCCAAAATCCACGAATTAATTGTTTCTCCCGGATGTTGTCCACAAATAACCCATACTTTAGTATTACCATTACCTACCTTTTCCATGTAAATAGGTCGTCCTTTTTCAGATCTCCCAATAATCTTACTTTTTCCAAATAATTTCTGAACCCTTGTAAACGGATAAGGTGGGTAATATGCAAACCATACTTTATCTTCTGTTGACTTAAATTTCCACGAAATATTTGTTTTCTTTTTTTGTGTTTTTACAGTCGTTTTTACCCGTTTCCAATTCACATTGTCATATGAATAACACGTGGTAAACCCTTTCCAATCGTCGTCATAATTATTTACATCTTGTATCGTATATTGTACTTGGATATCTTTTATACTATTAACGCCGAAATAAAACCAATTTTGGTATTTTCTCTTTACATCACGGTTGTACGGCTCATCTTTTATTTTCAAATTAATTTGATTTTTGCCATTTTGAAACTTTTTACTTAAAACATCTATGTTACATCCCTGCAAATTTTTTACGATCTTGATTTTTGGGGAGGTTTTTGAAGAGGCTTTGTTTAATTTTTTTTTTATTTTTCTTCTTGTTTTTCTTACCTTTTTTTGAAAAAGGTACTTTTTCTTTCTTGTTTTTGACATTAATATAATAATATATTTTATTTCCCATACAATATATTATTTCTTTCGTCTAGTTTTATTTTTTCGTTTATTTTTTTTTGTTAATGTATATTTTTTATTATTCTTAAAAAAATCTTTCAAAAACTTTGAAATCTCATGTTTATCATAACTCGTAGGGTTTCTACCTTCATTATAACGATAACCTATTGGATTATTCTTAGAAAAATAAATAACATGTTCTTTAAATTTCGTATGATCATCCTTTTTTATTAAGGTAGTTGATTTTAAAAATATTGTTGTCATCTTTTTAAATAAATAGTCAAACTTATAGGGGTATAAATATAAATAATCAACATTGCGATGTATCATTCGATAATGCTTTTGATCATCTAAAAAACAGATTTTATCCCCTTTTTTTAATTGACTGCAATTTATTAAATCAGAAACGGTTTTACCATGTTCTGTTCGACACTTTTCATATATTTCACCTCTAACCTTCCATGCCGCTATAGTTCTATCAAATAATTTATAATCCAACTTATATTCTATATATTTTCGAATATGATGGACCCAATTTTTTGGACCCATATTATTGGTATAAATTAATACTTTAACATATTTATGTTTTTTTTTTAATTCTTTCAAATATTTGAATATTGTAAATATATCGGGGCGAAAAACGTTAGGATACAAATCCAACAATTGGAAAAATTCTTTTATCTTAAGTTTTCTTTTTATAAATTCTTCTATTGCTTCCATAAAAATTGCCAATTGAGTAAAATACCCAATGGTTTTATCTAAATCAAAAACAAACGCCACATTTTTCATATTACATTATGATTAGATTTAATTATTCAATTATTTATCTAAATGATCTAATACGCTCAGAATTATTTGTTCTTGGTTTGTTAATTTTTGATAAATAATACATTCATCAAATTTGAGTTGATATATGCGATTGCGATTATTCTTCACTTT